GAGGTGGTGACCACCATCACCGCCGTGGACACGTTCCTCGGCGCGGTGCTGTGCATCTCTACGGCGCAGTACCACAAGGAGGCGAAGAACGATGGCTAAGCGGGTGTATCTGTCCCCCAGCGACCAGCGGCGGAACACCTACGCGGTGGGCGACACCACCGAGGCCATCCAGTGCGGGCGCATTGCCGAGGCTTGCAAGGCCGCTCTGGAGCGCTCCGGCGTGGAGGTCATGCTGGGGCAGTACGACACCATGCAGAACCGTGTGGCGGCGTCCAACCGCTTTGGGGCTGATCTGCACGTGCCTATTCATTCCAACGCCTGCAACGGCAAGGCCAGCGGTACGCACCTGTTCTGTTACAGCGGTGACCGGAACAGCGCCGGGTACAAGGCGTGTCAGGCGGTGCTGGACGTGCTGGGGCCTGTGACGCCGGGTGCGCCGGACGTGATCCGCGCCTACCCCGCGCTGTACGAGGTGAAGCGCCCTGCCGCCACGACGGTGTATATCGAGACGGACTTCCACGATGTTCCCAGTGTTGCACAGTGGATCATCGACAACACCACCCTGATCGGCGAGACCATCGCCAAGGGGCTGTGCAACGCGCTGGGTGTACCCTTCGTGGAGAGCGCCAACGCGCCGGTTCCGGTGCCCGCAGAGAAGGACACGACGCTGCCCGTGCAGGTGCGGATGCTCAAGCGCGGCATGAAGGGCGCGGATGTGAAGACCCTGCAAGCGGCGCTGATCGCCTACGGCTTTTCCTGCGGTGCTGCCGGTGCGGACGGCGACTTCGGCAGCGGCACGGAAGCGGCGCTGAAGAAGTTCCAGACCAAGTACGGCCTCGGTGCTGACGGTATCGCCGGGAAAGGGACTTGGGGCAAGCTGCTGGGGGTATGAAAAACATGGGGCGCCCCCGCAAAACGCGGGAGCGCCCTGATCGCATGAAAGAGAGGTAAGAATATGCCGAATCCGTATATTACGAAAAATAGCAAGATCCCCATTTCCGGGCCGAAGGCCTATATCGACGGCGGGGAGAAGGGGTATGGAAAATCAGTGCTGCCACCGTCACCTGCATTGCAGATTACGCCGAACAACTACCAGCTCGGACGCCTGCAAGGGGTGAGATCTGATGGAAGCTCCTATGGCACTGCGCCTACGCCGCCGTCTGTGCGGGAAGAAATCAAACAGCGCGTGGATACAGCCGCACAGAACACACAGAGCAGCCCCGGCGGATACACCTACGGCGGGTATGCACCCGGTGGATACACCGAAAAAGAGTCCTACTCGACGGAGATACCAGAGACCATGAGCTACGAGGACTATTTCAAAAAGGTGGGCGGAGACGTGTATGAGAGCGATGTAAGGAAAGCCATTGATGCCCGGGTACAGCAGGCGGTGAATGCATACGAACGGCAGAAGCAGCAGGCAGAGACGTCCTATAAGAACGCGGCGCGGCAAACATATGTCAATAACATGATGTCACAGCGAAATATGGAACAGCAACTGGCGGCCTCCGGCGTCTACGGCGGTATGGCAGACAGCCAGCGCATTGCCATGGACGCGAACTATCAGAATGAAGTGGCAGATTTGGAGCAACAGTATATCGATACGCTGGCAGATCTGGAGCAGGCCATTACGGACGCACGCCTTGCAGGGGATACGCAGGCGGCGGAACAGATGGCGGGGTACAAGGCCAACGTACAGAGCCAGTATGCCAGCTACCTGATGCAGAAGGACCAGCAGGCGGCCAGCATTGCCCAGTGGCAGCGGGAGCGGTCGGCGGCCGGGAGAACGAGTTCCGGCGGCGGTGGGTATTACGGTGGCTACGACAACGGCAGCCTGTCACCGGAGCAGGTGGCGGAGATGCAGGGCGCGCTGGGCGTCACGGCAGATGGTAAGTGGGGAAGCGGATCCAGCACAGCGGCAAACGGTATGTCGGCAGACGAGGCGTGGCAGGCGTATCAGGCCGCGAAGAGCAAGACCGGCGGATACGGCGGCGGAGGCGGCGTAAACACGATGATGACCAAATAACGGAGCGGGAGGTGCAGCATGAGATTTTTGGAGTGGGACAAGAAGGATGCACAGAAAAAGCAGGCATCCATGCCTGCCGCGCAGAAAATGCCGCTGCAGCCGCCGCTGCTGCTGACAAAAAGCGGCGTAGTCATGGCAGACGGCAAGGGCGGCGGGCGGATCATCACGCCGCAGGCGGGACACAATACCGCATCCGCGGCGCCTGTTGTATCTGCCGTGCCTACGGTGCCTATCGTGCCTGCATTGCCCGCCAAGAGCGCCGTACAGACGGCAGGAAGCGCGGGGAGAACAGCCACCCCGCAGAAAAGCGAGGCGCAGCGCCGGGTGGACAACCTGCCGAACATTCACGCATTCGGCGCGGGGGACTATACCGGCGCTGCGGGGTTGATGGAAAAGGCGTGGCAGACCGGGAAAGCGGGTGTTCTGGCAGTCAGGGGCGCCTTCAAGGAGATCGAAGGACAGGCCACGCCGGTGAACAGGGAGCAGCATTTGGGCACATTCTCCGGCTTCGGAGATCTTGGCAGGGCCGTGTCAGAGAGCCGACGTACGGGAGAGAGCATTGACGCCATCACCGACCGGCTGGAGACAGAGCGCCTCCAGCGGCGGGAAAAGCAGCGGCAGGCCACATATGACAGAGCCTCCGAGCTGTTCGAAAAAAGCGCACAGGCGCAGGAGCAGGCAAAGGAAGGGCTTGGCACCGTGGGCAGGTTCATGGTGGACATGGGCGTCACCGGCATTCAGATGGCCGGTGACGCGCTGGTCAATCTGGCGCTGCCCGGCGGCGGCCTGTACATGATGGGCCTGCGTTCCTACGGGCAGGCGGCCAACGAGGCACGGCGCGAGGGAAAGTCCGAGGAGCAGCAGTTTGTGGCGGGCCTGAAATCAGCGGGCATCGAGACGCTGACGGAGAAAATGTTCGGCGCATTCGGCAAGATTTACGGCAAGGCGGGGGCGGACGAGCTGGTGGAAAAGCTGGTGACGAAGCTAACCGGCAACAGGACGGGACAAGCCCTCCTGACGTGGATCATCAACGGCGTAGGCGAGGGCGTGGAGGAGGTGACCTCCGATCTGCTGAATCCGTTGGCAGACAGGCTCTTGAAGCTGGATGACGGCAGAGGGCCTATGTTCACAACGGATGACGCGGCCCAGATGGGCTATGACTTTCTGCTGGGTGCTGCCATGGGTCTTGTGGGCGGCACGGGACAGCTCAATAGGGGCATCAAGCAGGGAAGGGCACAGACGGCAGAGAACGCCTACTATGAGAATCTTCAGAAAAACGGACTGTTCGGCGGCAATAGCGGACAACTGGCGCAGAGGGCCATTGATGCCATGGGCCGCGCCATGCCCGGAGAATATGCCAAGCTGCCCCGGCTTGTGGATGCCCGGGGGACAACGTATGAGCAGCGGCAGGCGGCGTATCGCGGGGACGTGCCCCGTCTGAAAAATGAAAACGGCCTTCTTTCGCTAACCGAGCAGGAAAAGGTGAATCTTTCCAGCGGCGCGAAAAACAAGGTCGTTTCGACATTTCAGGATGCTGTTCAATTTGTAAGGAATGCACTGGCAAACAGGGCAAGTGTAGAGCGTGCATACATGGGCAAGGTGCCGGAGAGCACAGCCCGGCGGGTCATGCAGGAGACGGGCATCAATATAGACGGCATGGGCGTTATGATGAATGGTGTGGACGTTCGGCACATCATCAAGAGCCATGGCGACCCGACGCTGGAAACGGCACGGGGGCAGGTAATGGTCACTGCGGAAGCGATTGCACGCATTCCGGAGATCATTGCGCAGCCGGACGCGGTCTATCTGTCCGAAACGAACGATGCAAAGGGCCGCAAGGCCATTGTGTTTGAGAAACGATACGGGGATACATATATTACGGTGCAAGGCGTTTCCAACGGGAAAAACCTGCTGCAAACGGACACACTGTACATACAAAAAGGAAAGACCCGCACGTCACGGTACTCGATGCTCGACGTCCAAGAGAACGCCGCCCCCGAGATTAACGCCCAAAGCGCCCCGCCGCAAGGTCTTTCCTATATCGACACCAGTGTACCACAAGGCGCACAGGGTGTCAATGCTCAGGATATGCGGAACGGCGTCAAGTATGCCGAGCTGCCCCGGCTGGTGGACGCCAACGGCATGGACGCGCAGCAGCGCACAGCGTGGCTGGGTGCGCTGGAGCAGATGCCGCAGGCACAGCGGAACCAGTTCGAGACGGCGGCACAGATCGCCAAGCGCTTCGGCGCTGCGGTGCAGGCCCAAACCATGCAGGAGGGCGTGCAGGGCAGCTATCAAAACGGCGTGATCTACATCGATCCGGCAGCGGTGGATCCGGTGCGGCAGGTGCTGATCCACGAGCTGACCCACCACATGGAGACAAGCGGCCTGTACGGAAAGTTCTCCGACGCGGCGCTTCGGTTTGTGGCGGAGGATATGGGAGCGGACGTGGACGCCCTGCGCCGTACGGTGATAGAAGACTATGCCAAGGCGGGGGTAGCGCTGGACGAGGACGGCGCCACCCGGGAGCTTGTGGCCAAGTTCGCGGGGGAGAAGCTGTTCACAGACGAGGCCACCGTCCGGCGGCTGCTGGCACAGGACCGCAACCTGTTCCAGCGCATCTATGACTGGCTGCGGGATACGGCGGCGAAGCTGACGGGCACACCGGAGCAGCGGCGGCTCATCGACGCGCAGAACCTCTATGAAAAGGCCCTGCGCCAGGCGGAGACCGGGACGCAGGACAGCGGGACGCAGTATGATGTCAGAAAACTCGAAGACGGACGAAGGTATGTGCAGGCAGACCGGCAGGTGATATTCGGCAATGATCCGGAAAGCTGGAGCGTGCAGCTGGAGGATTATATCAACGGGAAGATCCGCCGGGGGCAGGACGTGCAGCTTATTGCGGAGGACGGTGACGTCCTCACGCTGACGAAGGACTCGGCGGGGAAGCTGGCGGATAACCACACCGGAGACGGACGCACCATGAGCGAGAGCGCCTTCGAGCGAAAAGTCAATGCGGCGGCACATATCGACGAGCTGGCACAGATCTCCATGCGCGGAAAGAAAAATACGCCGGACTACAATGCCAGACACGGCGCCATGGCGGCGGACGGCTGGAATTACAGAACGGCGTATTTCAGAGACTTCGACGGCAGGTACTACATGGTCACGATCTCCACGGCACTGAATCCGGAGGGGACAATTATTTATAACGTCGGGCATATGAAAGAAGAAGCATTCCCCAAAATTAAGGGCTCTTATGCCGAGAACGGCAATGGCCCGCGGGGGAACGCTTCCACTGATAGTATATCCACCGGCGGCGGAAATGTCAACACGGAAAAATTTTCCACCGGCCGGAGCATCGAGGAGATGGCGGGGGTGGATACCGGGCGGACGGTGCAGGAGAACGGCCTGTACCGGCGGGATACCGGAGACGCGGCATCGAAGGACGCCATCTCGTGGCGGGATGTGTACGGCGTATCAGACCGCGTGGCGCCGCCTGACATGACAGTGGAGCCGGTATCGGCGCAGGATGCTGCGGAGCAGAACGCATATATGGAGCGGCTGGCCCGGGACGAGAACATCATCGGGGATGACCCGTACACCGTGTCGGACGCCATATACGACGCACAGCTCCGGCGGCTGGAGGGGCAGGAGGCCCCGCCTGAGCGGACGGTGGAGCAGACCACACAGGCAGATCTGGATGATCTGGTGCGGCTGTACGCGGATCAGGCAGACCCCATCGGCTCCCGCGAGGATCGCATCAGAGCTACAGAGTCGATGGTAACAGATCACACGGTCGAGGAAAAGAAGAGCGCCAGGGAAAAGGCGCGGGAGACGTGGAGCTACCTGTACCGGAAGATGGTGGATGCGGGACACAGCGTGAGCAAGGTGTCAGAGGCGGTCAACGACCCGTATCTCTATCAGTTCTACAATCAGGCCCGCGCCTCGACGTCTGCCGGTGTCAGCATGATCGCGGACGCACAGACGAACGTGAACGCCCAGAAGGTGGGAGAGAGCCTGAACGGTATCTTCTCGCCCATCCGGCAGAAGGGCGAGGACTACTACCACGCATTCCAGATGTACCTGTTCGATCTGCACAACATCGACCGCATGAGCCTGTCTCAGAACAAGGAGCAGGCGGTGCTGGATGCCAGAGTGGCCCTGCGGGACTTCGACGCGGAGCACCCGGAGGTGCGGACGGATACAGAGGGGCAGCTCCGGCGGATGACGGAGGATCTTGACCCGGACATTGCAGAGATGGCCAAGGAGCGGCTGCGGCTGCTGCGGGCGGTGGACCGCGCGGACGCGATCAAGGACAAGCCGGTATTCGGCGTGGATGTGACCGCCGAGGTGAGCCGAGAGCGGGCGCGCCGTGCGCTGCAGGAGCACCCGGAGTTTGAGCGGTACCGGGAGCAGGTCCGCAGGTACATCGACAATTTGATGCAGTATCGTGTGGACAGCGGCCTGATGACGCAGGAAAACGCGGACTTCCTGAAAAAATTCTATCCCAACTATGTGCCGACGCTGCGAGTCACAGACGGAAACACGGGAGCGGGACGGGATCGGAACGCCGTGCGGATCGGAAAGACCGTGGGCCGCGCACAGGGTGGTACGGAGCAGCTGATGCCGCTCCATGAGGCGCTGAGCAAGCAGACCATGAAGGTGGTGCGCGAGGGCAGCAAGAACCGCTTCGGGCAGCGCATTCTGCAGGACTATGTGAATGCGGGCGATTCGCCGGCGGTACGGCGGTACATCAAGGACGCGCAGCAGTTTGACGGCGGCGACTTCGACCCGGATACGCTGAACGATGTAAGCAGTCAGCCCCTTGCAAAGGATAAGACCTTTACAGTGTTCCGGGACGGCAACCTGTGGGAACTGACGGTGGACGACACGCTTTTTGACGCGCTGAAGGCCCTGTCGCCGGATGCGGTGGAGAGCAACACCCTGACGAAGGTCATTCGCGCCAGCAACAACCTGTTCAAGTCCCTTGTGACCGGCTATAACCCCACGTTCCTTGTGCGGAACACGGTGCGCGACCTGCAGACGGCGGGCCTGTACACCCGGGACGGCAAGGCATTCCTGAAAAACTATCCCAAGGCTCTGGCGGAGATCAAAAACAACGGAGAATACTGGCAGATGTACAAGGCGCTGGGCGGCTCCTATTCCTCGGTGTTTGATTACGCTACCGGCACGGTGAAGGAGCCCACCGGCAAGGCGGGGAAGCTGCTGGCGCGGCTTGAGGCGCTGAACATGGCCACGGAGCAGGCGCCCCGTCTGGCGGAGTTCATGAGCGTGGTGGAAAAGGGCGGCGTCAACTCGGAAACGCTGGCGGATGCCCTCTATGCGGCGGCTGACGTAACGGTGAACTTTGGACGAGCCGGTACACTGGGGAAGGTGTTGAACGCCAACTATGTGCCGTTCCTGAATCCGGGTATTCAGGGCTTCGACAAGATGATCCGGCGGGTGACGGAGACGAAGGGCGGCCGGGAGTGGGCAAAGCTGGTGGGCCGGGCTGTTGTGCTGGGCATCGTGCCGACGCTCCTCAATGCGCTTTTGTATCACGACGATGAGGAATGGGACGACCTGCGGGACAGCGACAAGGACACCAACTATATGTTCAAGCTGAAGGACGGTATCTGGCTGAAGCTCCCAAAGGGCCGGGAACTGTCCATCTTGGGCATCACGGCAGACCGTGTGACGGATGCGGTAAAGGGAGAGGATATTGATATCCTCGCCACGCTGAACACCATGGGGAATCAGATGGCCCCGGCCAATCCGCTGACCAGCAACATCGCGTCGGCGCTGGTGGACTCCCAGCTGCTGAACCCAGAGAGTCCCGGCCGGACGTGGTATGGCGGGGATATTGAGAACCAGCGGCTTCAGAGCTATGCGCCGGGGCAGCGGTATGACAGCAGCACGGACGTGTTCTCCAAGGCAGTGGGCGGTGCGCTGGGCATTTCACCGAAGAAGCTCAACTATGTACTGGATCAGTATACCGGCGTGATAGGCGACTTCCTGCTGCCGGCGCTGACACCGCAGGCGGAGCGGGGGATGTTTGCCAAGGCGTTTACAACGGATGTGGTATCCAACAACCGTATAAGCGGCGACTTCTTCGATGAGGCGGATCAGTTGATATACGCCAAGAATGGCGGCGATGAGACGGCGGCGGTGGTCAGCCGCTTCTGGAGCAAGCAGCAGTCCGCCTGCTCCGACCTGTGGAAGGAAATCCGGGAGGTGGAGGCCTCCGAGCTGTCCGATCAGGAGAAGCGGCAGAAGACCCGGGAACTGAAGGCCGTAGTGACCGGCATCCAGAAAAACGCGCTGGCGGTGGAGGAGACATACCGGGCAGCCGCGGAGAAATTTCTGGGGAGGGGACTGGAACCGGAAGATGCCTACCGTGAGGCCAACAGGGAATGCTTCGGCGCGGAGTACGCCCTCCAGACCTACAACAAGGATGTGTACCAGCGGGCGATATCCGCCAAGTCCAATGGCGTCAGCTATGAGGACTTTTATACCTACTACTTTGGTACGAAGGGCATCAAGGCAACCGGGGAAAAGAGCGCGGCTACGCAGAAGTTTGAGTGGCTGCAAAGCTCCGGCATGAGCGTGACGGCACAGGCGGAGATCTATTTTGCCGACATGGCCAGTGATACCACGCTGGAGCAGCTGGCGGAGCTGGAGAGCAACGATGTTATCACGCCGGAACAGTTTTATCAGTACAAGGTGGCCGCCAGCGACATGACCAAGAAAGCGGAGAAGCTGGAGGTCATCAATATGCTGGAGCTGGACGACTATCAGAAGGACGCGCTGTACTACCTGAACGGCTGGGCGCAGAGCACCATCGGACAGGCGCCGTGGAAAAATGGGTATTCCGGCGGAACCGGCAAAAGCGGCAATCCCTTCCTGCGGGGAGAAGCATCGAATCCGTTTCTGCGGGCTATGCAGGCAACAGCGGAGGTACAAACTGCGCAGGCTGAACGGAACAACCCCTTCCTGCGGGCTGCGCAGGCGTCCGGCCACACGAGCGCGGATATGTCTGAGAACCCATTTGTGCGGGCATTGCAGAAGCGCGGGTAAGATAAAAGGATGAGAAGCCGGGAGGCTCCTCATCCTTTTTGTGGGGTGCTGCGCCAGCGATAAGCACGGCGAAATCCAGCAGCCTCTGCTTCGGCAACGGTGGAAGCGTAAAACTCACCGTCGCTGTTGATGATCGCGGTATCATACTGTTGGTCAACAGGAAGGTGGTATATCTTGCTGCCGTCGCGGCCAATATTGCACTTGATACGAGGGTATTCCTGAAAAGGAACACCAGAGAAAACCTGAATACCCAGATAACCGGCACAGCGCTGAGCGACCTCTGATAGAGTGGTGGAAGTGACCAGTACACCGGAAACGGACTGCTGGGGGTGTTGATACTGGTATTCAAATACGCTGCCTGCCAACTGGAAGACGTGATTCTCACGAACAATCTTCTCAGAGGCCCATCGTTTGCATTGGACAAGAATTACATCATTTCCGCGCCGTAAAATGAGATCACGCCCCATATCTTCCAGCTTTGCCCTTGCACCGTTGTAGGTAACACTGTAACCGCGCTGCTCACAGAGATAGCCGATGTAACGCTCATATTCGATACCAATCTCCCAGTTGGTTTTACCGCGCGCGATGTAACGATCAAGGATTAGTTGGTAGCGTTCCGCGTCGGAGAGTTCGGCCCGCTCTTGCGGCGAGAGGTATTTGTTGGCAACGGCAACATCCTCCTCCGGCGGAGAGGAAGAGTCATCCTGCACATAGGAGAAAGCCTCGGCGGGCGGCAACTCTTTGTAATCCAGCAGCCAAGGGAACAGCGATTCGTAAAAATGTACCTGATACTCAGCCTGCTTGGCGGCGATACGGGCTTGACGCAATTCACCGTGGATGATGCTGCTGACTTCGGTGGCCTTTTGCATCGCGGGGCGGCTTTTGTTTTGCAAATAATCTATCCATTGCGTGTCGGCGGTTTCGTATGCATCGGCGCGGAGCTCGGCAAGCCATGGGTAGGTCTGATCTTGTGTTTTCTCTAAATGACGAAGATGCTCCTCCTTCGCGGCAATGAACTTTTCCTTTTTTGCGAGTGCGGCTTGGAGCTCGTTTTTTTGCGTCATGATATGCGAGAGTTCTATTCTCTGGGCATCTGTATCGTAGTTGAGAAGAAGCCCTAAGGATATGCCGAGGCGTATCATGTGTTTGCAAGGGCGCTTTCGAAATTTGAAATCTTCGCAATCGCAGCCGCGCAGCGAGGTGTGGTACGTTTTCCCACTGCCGGAACTTACACAGGCTGAAAATTCGAACGGAGGGAATATCCACATATCCGAGGTAATGGCGCTGGTGAGTTGTTTGTCATCTTCTGACAGGGATGCAAAGGCAGGAAAAGCGCGAAGGTCATCAAGAAGAGTTTTGCGCAGACTGGAACGGATATGTACGAGGCTCTGGCGCATTGCAGCCTCTTGCTGAGCAAGGCGCTTTTCGTTTGCTGCGTACTGTGCCTGCTGAGTGCGCAAGCGGGATGCGGCATCATCATCCAGCTTCTTCCTGTCGGACTGTATTGACAGCTTGTAAGTTTCGAAAGCATCTTTTACGGTCTGCAATTCTTCGCGCTCTTTCTTTAACCGTTTGAACCCGGATATTTCGTTGAAAATACGTGCGGCCACGCAGATGAGAAGAAATACAATGGCGCAGGACTCTACAAAGTGATTCGAAAAGAAACTGGCGATACTCTGGTACGACATAAGACGTTCCTCCATGTATCGGTAATATATTCTTACAATAGACGCTTTACAGCAGAAAGTCAAATAAAACAAGAGAAGCGCCCCGGGTGGAGCGCTTCTCTTATCCATTCCTGAGAGAGCACGGGTAAGAGAAAAACTCGACTTGCAGGTGTTAAGCACAAAACAAGCGTCAATTTTGATGAAATCATCAGAATTGACGCTTGTTTGCAACTAAAATAAGAAAATCAAAAAAGTCAACACGGCAGCAAGAGTTAGAATAACGCAACTTTGAAGAAAAATCCAGAGTTTTTTTTGAAAATGCCTAAAGTTTTCTGTTTAGACGAAGGTTTATTAAAAAATATTGTGAATATTCCCGAGTTGCAAATTTGCCAAAAACCGGCTATCATGATGTTGGGTGGAGTTTTGCCAAGAACCTCTTTGTTATCCACATCATGCATACAGGGTACCACGCAAGAGAAAGAACCCAAAAGTGTGATGAATATACAAAAGGGAGGTTCGTTATGGAACGTAAGCACATTCAGATCACAGAGGAAACAGCCATGAAAATCGTGATGTGGGTTTACTATGTGACCAACTCGGCCTATGCAATCATAGCAATCATTCTTTACTTCATCGATCTTTTCGGGAAGTAAAGAAAAGAATCCTGCGTGGTACCCTTTTACATACCAGCGGAGAGGCGGCATCCTCTCCGCTGGATTTTGCCTGTTTATTTTATCATACCGATGCGACGGTGTAAACCCCTTTTTTCGGAAAATCTCATAGAGTTTTCCGAAAAAAGGGGTTTACAATAAGGGACCAGATGTGAAAAATGACAAAAAGGGTGAGAAATCATGAAGTGTCTAATCCTTGTTGTTCGGTATCGTTGACATCGAAAAATCATAGCTAAATGGAGTATGGCGGACCTTATGCCGCTTGACTATAATGGAGGGTAAAAAAATAAGTCATTCCAGCAGGAGACGGTAGTGGATGGTCAGTTGGTTTTGCGCCTTGTCCCAGTCAATGTGATCGATGATGGAGCGGGCGGCGGTGCTGCGCTGTTCCAGCGTAGCGTTTTCGTTGGTAATAGTGGCCACCGCAAGCCGAATGGCATTCCGCATGAGCTTAGGATCACCACGGCGGCGGTTGTCCTTCTCCGCCTCGCGGATGGCGCCGTCGATGCGCTGAAGCTGGGCCTGTGCCTCCTCCTTGGCGTTCTTGTATTCTTCGATGGTATCGACGCCGGATAGGAATGCCTCCCGCAGACGCTCCAGACGGCGCTCAGTGGAGGCACGCTGGGAACGGAGGGCGGCTACGGGGTCACCGTCCTTTTCCGTAACGCGGAGGATGGCGTAGTGAAGCTCATCGGAGGAGGCAGCGTCGGCTTGCAGGCGGCGAAGGATGGCGTCCTTCAGGAGGTCGCCGTTGATGTGCTGGGATGTGGTGCAGCGGCCGCGCACATAGTTGTTGCACTTCCACCAGTGGGGCTTGGCAAAGACCATGGTGCCGCCGCAGGAGGCGCAGCGGACGAGACCGCTGATCCAGTCCTTGTTGCTGCCCAGCGGCCGGCCGTGATAGGGCATGGTGGCCTTGGATTGGGCGATACGCTGCTGGGTCAGGCGGAACAGCTCCTCGTCGATCAGGGGCTCGTGCTTGCCGTCCACCAGAATAATGCCGGGATCGTCAAAGTTCCGGCGGGAGCGGCCGGTGGGGTTCCAGCGCAGCTTGCCGATGTATACGGGGTTGCGGAGGATATACTCCACGGTGCGGTTTTCAAAGGGACTGCCGCGATGGGTGCGGACGCCGGTGGCATTGAGCCAGCGGGCCAGCGTATAGCAGCCCTCACCGGCGTTGTACCGGCGGAAGATCTCACGGACATACATAGCCTCCTCCGGTACGGGGGTGAGCACATTGTCCACGACGGTGTAGCCGAAGGCGGGGGTGGACTGAAGCTCGCCGCGACGGTGCTTTTCCTCCATGCCGCGCTTGACATCCTCGGCCAGATTGATGGAGTAATACTCATCCATGGCCTCGATCATGGACTCCATGATGACGCCCATTTTACCGTCCTCGATAGGCTCCTTGATGGAGATAACATCGATCTTCAGCTGCTTGCGGAGGATAGACTTGTAGTATACGGCGTCGTCGCGGTTGCGGGCGAAGCGGGAGAATTTCCAGAGAAGGATGGCGTCAAAGGGCTTGGGCTTTGTCTTGGCGGTGGCGATGAGCCGGCGGAAGTCGTCCCGCCCCGTGACCTTCCGGCCAGTCTTGGCCTCATCCACGAACACAAACTCCTCCGGCACGATGTAGCCGTTGGCGGCGGCCCACTTGCGGATCTCCACCAGCTGGGAGGCTGGGGACAGCTCCACCTGATCGTCGGTGGACACGCGGATGTAGGCGGCAGCGGTTTTGAAATCAAGCATGGGGCCTCCTTGTGGGTGCTATCCATTTCCTGTGGAATGGAAATGAAAAGGGGAATATACTTACAGGTGGGCCCAAAACACATTGGAGCTCCACGAAAGGAAAGAAAAATGAGAAGCACAGAAGAAAAGATCTTGGACGGCTTCCGGCGGCTGACGGAGGAAAACCAGGCTATTGCCCTTGCTTACTTAGCAGCAATTCTATCTGAGCCAACAGCATTTCCTTCTGATCGTCAGAAAGCCGATGCACCAACTGCATGAGCTTGATCTCCAATGGGGAAAGACCGTCGCCGTCACCGGCGGCGGTTTTTTCTGCCTTGGCCAGCTGCGCAAGTGCGGATACTTTTTCATAGTCAGAGGCTATTCTGGGGTCGATGCCACGACGGGATACAATGCGCAATTTGTCGGGCGGGGACGCCAACCAATAGTCTTCAAGTAAATCATCAGACTCCCATAGGTACATATCGAGAAGGTTGTTGACCAAATACTTCATGGGGACATCTAAAACGGCGGCGTATTTTGCAGCAACGTTTACTTTTGGTACACGCTCATCTTTTTCGTAAAGGCTCACAACCTGCTTTGTGGAGCCGACCAGATTGGCGAGATCAGGCTGAGTGAGATTACGCGCGATTCTACAGAGTTTTAATTTTTCACCGAAAGTCATTTAGTTCACCTCACAATTCTGTCAACCATTTTATCACATCATTGAAGAATGTCAACGAAAAAGTGACGAACAGAAAATAAGAAGAAAAAAGTAATCCAACTGTTGACTTTCTCTGCTTGCTGTGGTATTGTGATGATGGTCTACAAAAAATGACTAAAAGGAGGTGAGGACATGAATGAGCTTCGCGGAATAATTTATGCCCGATTCAAGACGGAAGCAGAGTGCGCCAGAAGTTTGGGCTGGCCGCGCCAGAAACTAAATTACATCACGAACGGAAAGCGTATGCCGGATATTCGTGATGTGAACGAACTCGCAAAGACCCTCGACGTTGACGTCGGCAAACTAATCAATATTTTTTTGAATTGACGGTCAACAAACGAAAGACTTCAAGAACCATCTTGAAAGAGGGCATGAAAAAACAGCCAAGGAGAGGAGGGAACAGGGGCGTGAAAAACGCAAATGAAAAATGCGCTGCCCGGCCACGAGGGACGGACAGCGCAAGAGTAATACTGGTGATCGAGACAGTAGCTCTTGAAGGAGCGGGGACGGAAAACGACCCGTGCCGACAAACGAAGCAGTATTGGAGTCTTGACGGAGAGTTGCTGGGGACGTATCCGGTTCAACGAGCCGGAGACATTGAAGCGGCGTCCTCTACGGCAAGTTCCATACTGATGTAATGCAAGGTGGCATCGATGAATTTCTTCATGTCCGACACATCACGGTTTTCCAATTTCCGGATGTAATGTGTTTCATCGTTGCCGATCCATGCAGCACGGCTGGCAAGCGTATTGATTTGTGGGTGTGCAATATAGTCGGAAATGCACTTGGCTAACGGAGAACGTTCTATCTCGTCGCCCTTTTCTGGGTGTTTATGCTTGCAGTAGTCCTTGACCAAAAACTCCAGAGCTTTCCGGTAGCCAATGCCGGCTACTTCATCAAGGCCGCGACTTTCCGCTTCAAGGGCTTGGTTGTAGATTTTCACAAACTGCGGTGACAAGGCCAGAATGTCGTCTTCAAACACCTGTGGTGGGAAGATAGACGGTCCGCAGTAATCAAGGTGGGGAGACATAACGGAACCAAGCGGATTGCTGTCTATAAAATGGGCGACAAAGGGAAGGAAACAATGCGGACATGTGTAAAGAATGGCAAGGTGCCGAGAGCCGGAGTTGTCCGTATACCATTCATCTTCTATATGGCTGGGCGTAATTGCGTAGTGGCAAAGCGGGCAGACATCCGGCTCGTCGTAGAGAACCGAATAACGAAGTTTATCCTCAAAGCAAGATTGAATTTGACGTTTCACCAAATATCCCACCTTTCATCACAAATGTATGTTACGAGAGCATCGTGCGACATGAAGTAAAGCGGCGAGTCAAACATATTTTCACCATCTCCTGAGGGATATGGTAGCACATTTGAGAAAAAGTGGCAAGTGTGGACGGAGAGGAGGCGGGAGAAACGGAACAGGGGATCGTAGGGCAGAGAGGCCCGCATGGAGCCACAGACGGCGCGGTGCTGGCACATCACCTCGCCGCAGAGCTGCGCAGGGCGCTTGAGAAGGAGAGTGCAGCTGTGCGGGACGGCAACGGGAACACATATTTTCCGGTGGACGGCTTTGTGATATGGCAGGCCGCGGAGCTGCTGGAAGGGCATCTAAGCCTGTCCGACCAGCGCATTTGAGAAAGGCTGGCAACGAGCCATAGGACAGCCCCGGCGGGGCATAGGAATAATGGGGCCCCCGCAAAGTCGGGAGACTTTGTGGGGAGAGGAGGCACAACGGAGCGTGCGGACTGCGGAACGGAGTGCCGCAGAAGCAGAGCGGAGTTTGTGACGACGAGGAAAGGAGCGTGACGGCATGGCGAAAAGAGAGCGGCCGCCCATCACCGTGAAGGCCTACGTCAAGGTGAACGGCGTGGAGACGGACGTGGATACGCTGAACGAAGAGCAGCGCCGGCGGCTGGCGACGGCCATCAAGGTGACGATGCTCAACGAGCTTTTCGCCGGGCAGGTCCGCTTTTATCCTGCCGGTGAGGAGAATGCACAAAGGAGGACGGAGTTATGAGCAGGAAGAAGCAGCGCGGCGCGGCCTATGCAGAGGGCGAACAGGTTTTCAACCTCGCGCCGCTGGCGGCGGAGCGGAACGGCGGCTATCCGCCGATGGGCACAGTGCTGCGTGTCACACGGCGCTGGGGAGGCTGGGCGTATCAGGTGCAGGTGCAGGACACCGACCGCATCGAAACGTGGCAGGAGGAGACGCTGGGGAGGGTGCAGGTATGATCGTTTTCGGCTGGATCTGTACCTACATCGGCGCGGCGGCGCTGGCCCGGGGCGTGCTCCGTCTGGTGGACAAGCTGGGTGGCCGCCGTGGGTGAGAGGCAAAACGGCGTGCCGGAGGCACCGTGCAGAGGCTACACGATGCGGTGCGTAGGGTGTCACGGCATGGACGAGCGGGGCGGGTACCGGTGCGCCGAGTACGGCGCGTATCAGGCGGAGCTGGACAAGCTCCGCGCCGCCAAGCAGGAGGCGAAGGACACGGCGGATGTGCTGCGTTGGTACATCCGGGCGCGGACGGCGCGGCTGCTGCAGAAGCGGAATCTGCACGAGAAAGGGAGGTGACCGCCATGGCGGCGGCAAAGACGAAAAAGAAGGAGTGGCTGTGGTTCGTGTCCTGCGAGGGACACGCCACGATGCCGGTGATCGCGGAGAGCTGGGAGCAGGCCACGGTGGAGGCTGCGCGGCTCTGGGGCGTTCGGTGGGGCGCCGTGGCGGCACTGTGCGAGCTGGAGGAGAAGCGGCCGGTGATACGGAACGTGTGCTGCCGGTGCGGCGTATGGTTCCACGGCAGCGGCGTGGTGTGCGACCACTGCCGCAGCGAGGCCGAGATCGAGGAGCGCCGTATGCAGGCGGCGAAGAAAAACTATTTCCGGCGGCTGAACGCCGGGGTGTGAGGAATGACAGGAGGAATGCGCGAATGAGTACGAGTATTGAACAGGCCCTCGAAAAGCTGCGGAAGGCGAAATGCCCTGCCGGACGCTGCGAGGGCGTTGTTTTCAAGCCGGTGGTGCGGGCGCTGGAGGACTTCTGCCGGCAGGACGAGGAGTTTGCCCGGGCTGTGATACAGGGCGGCAGCGTGGAGGATTGTATCAGAGCCACCGTCAAAGGGGCCGGAAACAGCCTGAGTGACCTTGACGCCTACAAGCGGGCGGCGGCATTTTTCTTCCCCGGCTGCGATGTGACCATGACAATGCGAATTGCTTTGTGCGAGAGCGACGCAAAGGCAGCTCCGGCGGCTGCGCCTGCTAAGGCCGTGACGCTGGATCTGACCGACTTCTGGTGATGGCCATGGACAACGAAAAGGAGAGGGCCGCCCAACTGGTGCGGCTGGCGCCGAAGCCGACGGCGCAGGAGATGGAGCAGGTCAACGATCTGTTCCGGCACTTCCTGTTCAAGCGCTGCGGCAAGGGCGAGATATGGACCACCTGCTGCCGGCGGCATACCTTCGTCAAGCCGGACACGGACAACGCCGACGAGCTGCGCGTCCTGAGCGCGCCGCACACGCCGGAGCCCCGGAACGGCTGGGACCATTCGCCCACGGTGAAAAGGCGCTGCAGATGCCCCTACTGCGGCGCGGAGGTCACGGTGAAGGAGCTGCGGTACTCCGGCGGGCGGGCCAACCTGTGGAGCTTCCGGCGGGCGGTCATCCTGCGGCAGTGGCGGGGCACCCTGTGGGCCACGGCGTGGGACTGCGACAAGAACTACAGCCGCGTCGGCATGAACGGTGAGCCGATACTGACGAAACTGCCGGAGATGAAGCTGCTGGGCGTGTACCGCTTTACGCCGGGCGTGGCGGAGCAGGCCACGCGGCCGTGGTGGTGCAGCGGCGGCACACCCATGAGCTACCGGCGCCAGACTGCGCCCGGCAAGAGCAACGGACGCAAGGGCGGTATGTGGCAGATCCACTCGCCCTACACCTACTGTGCCGAGCTGGGCGCCAGCTATGACGTGATCGGGCTGCTGGAGGCGGACAAGGGCTTTATGCGTTGGTGCGGCCTCAGAAAGATACATCTCCCCTCGGACGACTTCATTGAGCTGCTGACGGCGTGCTGCTTTTACACCCGCCAGATCGAAATGCTGGTGAAGCTGGGGCTGGAGGACGCGGTGAAGGACCTTGTGGGGCGCGGCGTGCGGAACGCCGACATCATCAAATGGGACGCGGACAAGCCCAGAGACTTTATGAAATGCACGCCGAAGGAGGCGATGGCGGCGTGTTCCGTGGGAGAGCCGCTGCGGGTGCTACGGCTGTATATCCGGCACAGGGACACGCCGCTGAAAATGACCATGGAAAACGCGGCGTGGCTCACAGAGGCCACCATCGGCCGCGGCGAGGAGAACTACCCGTGCGACTACTGAAGCGGCTGGGCGTCACGGCGGAGAAGCTGACGGCCTATCTGGAAAAGAACAGGATAGCGCTGCAGGAGGGCGGCAGACCTGGCTCCGGCACCCGGAGAGGGGCGCTGCAGCTGTACAAGGACTATCTGGATGCGGCGGAGAACTGCGGGATGGACATGGAGAACCCACTGATCCTCATGCCGCGGGACCTTGTGGAAAAACACGACCGGGTGACGGCGGCGTGGAGCGCCATACAGCGCCACCGCCTCCGGGCGCAGAACAAAGAAGTAGAGAAGGCTGCCGCGGAGGCCTACAGAAAGCGGCTGCACCGTTTGTCTGAGAAGTACCTGTTCTGGACGGACGACTTCCTCATCCGTGCGCCCATCAACGCCGATGAGATCGTGGACGAGGGCAAGTCGCTGAAGCACTGCGTGGGCGGCTACGCAGACAGGCACGTCAACGGCCGGACCGTTATCCTGTTCCTGCGCCGGCGGGACAGGCCCCACACGCCGCTGGCGACCATTGAGATGAACGGGAACAGGATCGTGCAGGTACACGGCTACCGGAATGAGCTGGAGGGCTGCGCCGACAACCCGGACCGGGAGAGTGCCAGAAAGCTGTACGCCGGGGTGCTGGATCCATGGCTGAAATGGCTGAAGGCCGGAAGCAAACGAGAAAAGGACGGCAGGCCGAAGCTGCCGAAAAAGACCAACAAAAAGAAAAGCAGGAGGAATGCGGCATGAATATGAAAAATGAGAGGTGTCCGCTGCAGGCGGAGTGTGAGCGGCGGTGCAGCTTTTATGGCAGGGAAAAGGAGTGCGACTATTATCACGGCAATGCCCGTCCCGGCGCCATGATCGACGAGGAGTTGACCTCGACGGAGCTGGAGGCGCTGGATGAGCTGTTCGACCAGCGGGATATCGACATCATCACAGAGGAGATCAACTTCTACAAGCAGCAGGCCGGTATGGCCATTCTGGAGATCGGGAAGCGGCTGGCGGAGGCGAAAAGCCAGCTTTCCCACGGGGAGTGGCTGCCGTGGCTGGAGGAAAAGGTGGAGTTTTCCGAGCGCTCCGCACAGCAGTATATCCGGCTTTGGAAGGAGTACGGCAAATCCGCAACCGTTGCGGATTTGGGAGTCCGCAAAGCCTTGGTATTACTGGCTTTGCCGGAATCTGAGCGGGAGGACTTTGCCGGGGAAAAGCACGTTGTGGACGGGGAAGAAAAGACCGCTGCCGACATGACGGTGAAGGAGCTGGAAAAGGCCATCGCGGAACGGAACGCCGCCCGGGAGGCGGCGGAAAAGGCCGCCGCCGACATCGAGACCGCCAAAGAGACCGCCATGGCGGCGCAGGAGGAGTTGGCCCGGGTGCGGAAGGAGCTGGAGGCGCTGCGGAGCCGCCCGGTGGAGGTGGCGGTACAGACGGTGGACGCCAGCGCGGAGCAGCTTGCGGCGGCGCAGGCCGAGGCGGAGAAGGCCGCGGCTGCCAAGGAGAAGAAGCTGACTGCCGATCTGGACAAGGCCAAAAAGGCACTGGAAAAAGCATTGGACGACAAGCGCTCGGCAGAGAGCCGGGCGGCGGACGCTGAGCGGGAGCGTACCTCCGCCGTGGACGCGGCCAAGAGCTACAAGGCCGAGGCAGAGGCCGCCGCCAAACGGGCCGCCATGGCAGGCAGCGAGAAGCTGACGCACTTTAAGGTGGTTTTCGACCAGACGGTGGAAAACGTGAACCGGCTGGCCGGTCTGCTGGCCGAGCTGCCGGATGGGGAGCAGGAGAAGCTCCGGCGGGCGCTGGGTGCGCTGGCAGAGCAGGTGCGGAAGGTGAGTCTGTGAGCGGCGTAGATCTCCGCAACCCCAAGGCGTACTGTGAGCATCTGCTGCGTATCCGCACCAAGGAGCAGAAGCTCTTGCCGCTGGTCTTCAACGAGGCGCAGGAGCATCTGTACAGCGTCATACGCCGACAGGCGGCGGCCGGAAAGCCAATCCGTATTATCGTGCTGAAGGGGCGGCAGGAGGGCATCTCCACCGTGACGGAGGGGCTGATGTTTCAGGACACCGTGACGCGGCCCAATGTGAAGACACTCATCGTGGCCCACGACACTACGGCCACCGGGAATCTGTTCAAGATGAACAAGCTGTTTTACGACTGCCTGCCGCCATGGGCGCGGCCCCTGCGGAAAAACAGCAACGCCAAGGAGCTGGTGTTTGAGAATCCGACCCGGGACGACGGCGAAAAACGCCGCCGCCCCGGTCTGCGCAGCAGCATCCGGTGCCAGACGGCGGGCAAGGGCGGCGTGGGCCGTTCCGATACCCTGACCAACGTACATATTTCGGAGTATGCCTTCTGGCCAAACAACAAGGAGGATCTGCTGCTGGGCGTCATGCAGACCGTGCCGCACGATCCGGGGACCATGGTGGTCATTGAGAGCACCGCCAACGGCGTGGAGCACTTCAAGGCCCTGTGGGACGGGGCGGTGGCCGGTGACAATGAGTGGGTGCCGGTTTTCCTGCCGTGGTACATGGAGCGTGGATACCGGATGACGGTCACCGGCGGCGAGGTGTGGAGCGAGGAGGAGCAGCAGCTCCGGAGGGACTTCGGACTGGATGAGGAGCAGCTGGCGTGGCGGCGGTGGTGCATCAAGGCCAACTGCGGCGGTAATGTGGACAAGTTCCGGCAGGAGTACCCCAACACGCCGGAGGAGGCGTTCCTGCTGTCGGGCCGCCCGTTCTTCGACAACCGGGCGCTGGCCGTCCGGCGGATGCACGCGCCGGAGCCGCTGTGGGTGGGGTGGTTCGAGTACGACACGCCGACGGAGACCGGCGCAAAGCCGGAGGGCTGGCGGTTTTCCGAGGTGGAAAAGGGCGGCATCCGCATCTGGCAGGAGCCGGAGAAGGGCGTGCCCTACGTCCTGGGCGGCGACACGGCGGGGGAGGGCAGCGACTGCTTCACCGCCTTTGTCATCGATAACCGGACGGGGCGGCAGGTGGCGGAGCTGCAGCAGCGGCAGTCCGAGATCCTGTACGCCCGGCAGGTTTACTGCCTGGGGCGGTACTACAACGACGCGCTGGCCGCCATTGAGGTCAACTTCTCCACCTATCCGGAGCGGAAGCTGGAGGAGTGGGAGTATCCCAGCCTGTACCAGCGGGAGCGGTTCGACACCTACGCCAATACCATGGTGAAGTCCTTCGGCTGGGAGACCAGCGGCAAGACGCGGCCCCAGGCGCTGGCGGAGCTGCACACGGTGATGGAGGAGTCGCCGGAGCTGGTGGTGTCCCAGTGGACGCTGGGGGAGATGGTGGTATTCGTCTACGACGCCCACGGAAAGCCGCAGGCGGCGGTGGGGGAGCACGACGACCTTGTGATGGCGGCGGCCATCACCCACACGGCCCGCACCCAGCAGCGGTACACGGCGGCGGAGGACGCCGCCGACCGGAGGCACTGGACGGCGGATATGTGGGAGGACTGGCGCCGGGCCGACCCGGAGACGCGGAAGTATCTGGAAAAACGGTGGGGAGCGAGGTGAGCGCCGCTTGCCTTACCCGCCGATAAAAAATGACAGGAGGAGCTTTTTATGAATGTACTGGAGATTCTGGCGTGCGCGGCGCTGCTGCTGTGGACGGCGGGCGGCGCCTATGTGGTGCTGGTGGCCCGGAGATGGGACTGCGTGATGGTGGCCCTGATGGACGCGATCGAGGAGGTGGACAGGGATGAAGACTGAGAAGATCGCGGCGGCGCTGCGGTGCTCGTCGCGGGTACCGGGGCCGCAGCTGGATTGCAGAACCTGCTCCTATCACATAGAAGAGACGGTTGACGGTGTCGACTATGCGGGCTGCGACTGTGACCGCATTGCCGTGGATGCCGCCGACCGGCTGGAGGAGCTGGTGGAGCGCTGCGCCCGGTACGCCGAGGAGATCGCGGTGCTGCGGGAGCGGATGCGGCCCTATGAGGACACGGGGCTGCCGGCGGATGTTTGCGCTGAGTATCGGAAGTTCGAGGACGAGGTGGTGGCCAGCGGGAAGACCTTCGGGCGTCTGCTGGAACTGCTCCGGGCGGACACAGACGGGTGTGTGGCGGTGCTGCCGTGCAAGGAACTGCGTGGTTCCGTGGATGGGGCGGCGAAGAAAATCCTGATCAGAGGAGACCGCATTAGAGTCATGAGTGATGCCGAACTTGCAGGACTCTTTTTCCAGTTTCGAGTTGACGCATACGGCAGATCGCAGGGGGCAGAGGTCGTTCTGCCCGACTGTATGGAGAGCATAGAAAAGTGGCTGGGGGAGCCCGTGTTTGGTTGTGAGGAGGCGGCGAAGTGAGCAAGGCCGTGATGATAAGCATCCGCCCGAAGTGGTGCGAGAAAATTTGCAGCGGCGAAAAGACCATCGAAATTCGCAAGACCCGTCCGAAGCTGGAAACGCCGTTTAAGTGCTACATCTATTGCACAAAGGACAAGCACCTTGCCTTTATGCAGAATGCGTCTGGCACGAACCTGATCGCCTGCATGAACGCGGAAACGGCAATTCCGGTCGGAGGCTTCTTGGGGAATGGCAAGGTTATCGGGGAGTTTACCTGCGACCAAATCATAGACGCATGGTGGGACTATGTGCCGGATGCCAATACAAGAGAGGTTTCGGGCGGCAATTTAGAAGCGCTGGACGGAACCGACATGACAGACGAAGAACTATTCAGCTATGTCGGAGACAGCATGAGAGGCCACTGCTACGGATGGCATATCTCCAACCTGAAAATCTACGATACGCCGAAGGAACTGATAGAATTTCACACTTGGAAAAAATGCAAATCATGCAGCAAAAGCGGGTACGAAAGCACAGCCTGTATCTATGATGAAAATTGCATGATTCCAGCGGCGATTACTAAAGCACCCCAAAGCTGGTGCTATGTAGAGGAGGTGGAGTGATGGGAGAGCACAAGCACAACCCCACGGCCACCGCCGCGAAGAACGGCGAACTGCCGCCGAAAAAGAAGCCGATGGGCACGGCAGAGAGCCGGGAATGGGTGTACGCATGGATGCGGAAGAACACGCCGCTGGGCATCATGGAACGTGAGATAAGGAGGAACTACAATGGCGGAGTATATTGGAAGAACGGCAGTGTTTGAACAGTTCGACAATCAAGGACGGTCGGCTGGTGGTGCTGCCGGACGTGCCTGAGGTCGAGTGATGGGACTGTATGATGTGAATTGCGACTGCGTTCGTGCTGACGAGAGATTTATTTGCAGATGCGTAAGGTGCGGGCAGGAGCGGCTGAAAAAGAACAGCGTGTGCGTCATGGTTCGGAAACCGCGCGAGACAGTAAAGAAGCTTTGCTATGTGTGCGTGAAATGCTACGTAGCAATGCTGGACGAGCTTGGCGTGGGGGAATAGAACAGGAGGGGCTGACGATGGCTGATATCACAAAACAGCCGTATGCACAGTGGCTGGAGGAATCACTGCGGGTGATCGCGGAGTTCGGCCCGGTGTGCCTGTGCATCGCGGCGACCTCGCCGGATGGCGAGACCTTTACAGGCTACTACAATAGCGACGCCACGGATAAGGCGGTGTTCGCTCACCACATCCAGAGCGATGTGACAATGGACATCATCCGGGAGAATATCGAGACGATCAAAAGAATGCTTGAGGAGGCGGAGTGATGAATGATAAGGAACTGTTGGCCGCGCTGGGGCGGCTGAAGGTGGAAACGGGGAGTCTCGCGTGTATGGGATGCGGCTATGAGCAAAACTGCGGCGTCCACGGGTGCGCCGTCCTCCGCGCGGCGGAGGAGCGCCTGCGCGAGCTGCTGCGGCCGTCCTCGTCCGCATCTGCTCCGGCGGGGGCAGAAAAGCAGACCGCGCAGGATATGACGACGGCTGCTGCGGTGCTGCGGGACTATCTGGAAAATCGAGAGATGCCGGCGACGGTGTATGCGGCCATCTGCACGGCCATCCGCAGGCTGGAGGTGTATAGCCGTGGGGACTGAAAAGGTGTACGCCGATCTTCAGGCGGCGGTGGCCGAGGCGGTCGCCGCCATGACAGAGCAGCGGGGGCGGGGCTACGCCAGCGATAAGGAGAGCTGGGCAGATCTGGCCAAGCGGGTGGAGGAGTGCGACGACCTGCTGAAGAATATTAAAAAGGTCCAGAAGGATATGTGGAAGGCCATCCGGGAGAATGACCCGGACAGCTACGGCGCACTGTCCGCCGAGCTGCTGCGGGAGGCACTGGCCATGACCATGAACTGGCTGGGCGTCACGGCGGCCAGTAAGGTGGCGCTGGAGATGACGGAGGAGTGAGAGCATGGCGCGGAAATACCCCATGACGGTGGAGGAGATCGTGACCAGCTACCGGCAGGCCAAGAACCAGCAGACCCAGATCGGCGTGCTGGCGGATCTGAACGTCTGCACACGCAAGGAGATCAAGGAGCTGCTGACCGAGGCGGGGGCGCTGCAGCAGCCGCCTGAGAGCAAGGCCGGAAGACCGGTCACCTTCGACACGGAGGAGGCCGGGCGGCTGTGGAACGAGGGCTTGCCGGACGCGGAGATCGCGGCACGGCTGGAGATCCCCACGGTGCGGTTTGCCAAGTGGCGGCAGCGGGTGGGGCTCTTGCGGCCCCGCACGCCGCAAAAAAACAGGTCAGAAACGGAACAGGAGGAGCAGAGCGTGAAAAAGGAAAGCGTGGAAAAGTGCGAGGCATCGGCGGTGACGGTGAAGGGCCTGCGGGTGCTGCTGGATGCGGCGGAGGCAGCCGGATACGGCGAAGCGCCGCTGGTGCTGGGTGGGCGGCACCTGACGGAGCTGCACCTGCGGGTGGAGACGCTGATCGGCGCGGAAACGCCGGGGACGCTGGTGGAGCTGCAGGCCACGGCGGCAGAGGCGTGAAAACAGAAAAGCCCTCGCCCCGGACAGGGGCGAGGGCTGCGGCGATGAAGCGCTATTCTTTGTTACGAAGCCGGTAGATCTCAATGCCCAAAAGGACCGTGGCAATAATGGCCTGCAGAACGTTGCAAATCAGGTTGATGATATCGCTGCTACTCATAAAGAGCATTCCCTTCCGGGGCGGAAGATTAACGATAAATTTTCGTTACGCCCACTGGAAAGGGGTGAGACGGAACGGAATGGTCAATTTTACTGAAACACATAGCGATTCCCATCCTTTCTTTTGTGTGTTCTGATTATACACCGAAAAGCAATCGGAGTCAAGTCGTTTTCGCGATTTGGCATGAAGGCCTGTGCTCGGCAGACGTTCATGCGAGGACGTGAAGGACAAGCCCTACTATATACAAATACGCGCACGCGCGTATCTGTGCGCTGGTTAAAAGCCTATGTTTACCGGGAATGGCAGCTTGCACGGGACAGCGGGGCGGCATCCTGTCGGCCGCTCTGGCACGGGAAAAAGCAAGGTGGCCATGCCCGGGTGAGGAATGCGAAGGCTGCCGCGCGGGACGCGGGCGCGACCTATGCTATTTTATCGCGCGGGGAGGATCGGCGGCGAAGGCTGCCGAAGGAGAAAGGGAGAGAAGATCACCATGGAAGCACGGGAGGGACTGTACATGATCCGAAAGATCACCAGCGGCCGCGTGGTGGAGCGGCGCAAGTCATGGGTGGGACGGCGGCCATCTAAGCGGGGCGCACGGGTCAAGGGCGCCAGCAGCGAAAAGAAGCAGGAGAACAACCGGCAGCAGGCGGCACTGGAGCTGGCCCGCATCCTGAACTGCAACTACCGCCACGGGGATGCCCTGCTGACGCTGACCTTCGCCGAGGAGGCGTTGGAGCGCTGCGGCGGCAGCTTCGAGGGGGCGGTGAAGGAGGCCAGGAAGTTTTTGGACCGGATCGGCTACCGGATGAAAAAGCACGGCGACGTGCTGAAGTGGGTCATTGTTCCCAGCGAGGTGGACGGCGAGACAGGCGAGGTGGTGCGCCTCCATGTCCATCTGGTGGTCAACGGCGCGGGGCTGCGGCTGGAGGAGCGGACCTTCACCCTGTACGGCGAGGCGCTGGACGATATCTGGGGCCGCGGCACGGTGGACGTGCGGCTCCTCCGGGATCAGGCGGACTATTACCCGCTGGCCCTGTACCTGATCCGGCAGGCACGGAGCATCCCGGACGGGAAGAAATACAGCCGGAGCCGGAACATGATAAAGCCGAAGATCGAGTATACATACGTGGTCAGCCCCGCACAGCTCCGTGTACCGGCGGGAGCCACCACGCTGGCGGGGACGCGGTACGACCCGGAGCTGGGGGTCAACTTCGTCCGCTATGTGCCGGCGGACCGGCAGGAGCGGGCGGCCCGGAAGGTAGGCGGGCGAAAGGAGCTGGCCCGTGCCATGGCTGCGGACACCGGGGAGGAGGCGGACGGCGCGTGAAGAAGCTGCGGGGCGTCAACGTCAGCCGCAACCGGCAGGGCTTCATCCGCTACGCCTGCCTGACCTATGACGAGCAGCCAAAGCGGATGCAGAATAAGATCGACAGGCTCTTACGCCAATGCGGAGGGCCTTATTCTGCTGCCCTGCGGGAGGTGATGTGCGGGGAGGACAGCATCACCGCCATTGCCCTGCGGCACTATGTCAGCGAGAGCACGCTGTACCGCCTGCGGAAGGACTTTTACGAGAGCTGGGATAAGAAATGATGAACGATGCCGGATGCGCCGGGGGTCAACGACCCTCGGCGTGTTTTCATTTCACGGCAAAACGCGCCGAGGCGTTGCGGCGCAAGGGGTGCGGTAGATTGCAGATTGGTGATAACAGGCAGTCGATGTGTGCGACAATATTGATAACGAAGAGTATTACCGGCGGAGGGAGGCGGCAGCGGTGCAGGAGGAAAAACATATCACGGAGAAGCAGAAGCGCTTTGTGCGGGAGTGGCTGATGGACATGAACGGTGCAAGAGCCGCCGTCCGTGCCGGGTACAGCGAAAAGAGCGCCGCCCAGACCGCCAGCAGGCTCATGAAAGACCCGGCGGTGCAGGCGTACCGGAACCGGCTGCTGAAAGAGCAGTTCGACGCGCTGGGGGTAACGACCCATTCGCTGGCGGCGGAGGCCTACGAGATGATGCAGCGCTGCAAGGGAGGCACGCCGCACATGGTGTGGAACAGTGCCACCCACGCGTACGAGCCGGACGGGACGTGGGAGTTCGACGCCAAGGGCTTTTTCAAGGCGCAGGAGCTGCTTTTGAAGATGCTGGACAAGATCGGCGACGGCGCCGGCGAGGACGAAGGCGGCAGCTATGAGGATATGATCGCCTCCGTGGAGCGGATATTTTGACAGGGGAGGAAACCATGAAACAGGACAAAAACAGGCTGCGGCTGTGGCAGGACCGCCTGACGGCGGCGGAGAAGGCCATCGAGGACGAACGGGCCCGGATGAGCAAGCGGGAAAAGCTGTACGAGGGGGATCACACCATCTACGGCACCGGCGGCCGTGTGCAGGCGGACGGCGAGGGCGGCGCCCGGGAGGCCACCCACGTGCGGAACGTGTGCTTCGAGATGGTGGAGACGCAGGTGGACAGCAACATCCCCAGCCCCAAGGTGACGGCGGTGCGGCCGGAGGATGAGGGACTGGCGGACATTGTGGAAAACCTGCTGCGGGACGTGATGGACCGGCTGCCAATGGAGCGCATCAACGACGAGGGCGAGCGCATCAGCCCTGTGCAGGGCGGTCACGGTCTGCTGGTGGACTGGCTGGACAGCATATCGGGTCGGGACTGGCTGGGCGACCTGCGGGTGCAGCTGGTACACCCCCGCTGCATCGTGCCGCAGGCCGGCGTGTATCAGGTGGCCGACATGGACTGGGTGTTTCTCAAGACGCCGCAGACCAAGCGGCAGCTCCGGGTGAGCTACGGCGTGGAGCTGGACGACGAGAACGAGTCCGACCCGGAGACCCGGCGGCTGGGGGACGGGCCGGACAGCACGGACGAGATCGTGACCATGGTGACGGCCTATTACCGCAACAAGGACGGCGGCATCGGCCGATTGCGGTGGGTGAACGACACGGTGCTGGAGGATCTGGACGACTATCAGGTGCGCCGGGTACACCGGTGCGCCGCCTGCGGCGCGGTGGGCGACGGGCGAAAGTGCAGCTACTGCGGCTCCAAGAAATTTGAGGAGATCACCGAGGAGTACGAGGAGCTGACGGAGGACATCACCCTGCGCTCCGGCGCGGTGATCCCGGCCATGAGCATGGTGCGGGACGAGCTGGGACAGCCGGTTTTGGAGGAGCTGACGGAGGGCGGGGCGCTTCTGCCCCAGCTGCGGGGCTCCGGCACTCCGGCGGTGCGGCATACGCGGCTGGTGCAGGCGCCCACCCGCATCCCCTACTACAAGCCGGATGTGTACCCGCTGGTGATACGGAAAAACGTCAGCCTGCCGGGGCGCTTCATGGGCGGCTCGGACATCGATGCCATCGCCGACCAGCAGAACGCCCTGAATAAGCTCTCCACCAAGATCAACGCCAAGGTGCTGGGCGGCGGCTCCTTTACCACCGTGCCGGAGAGCGCGGGAAAGCCGTTTGTGGACGACCGGGACAACCGGTGGCTGCAGGTCCGCAACGCGGCGGAGATGCAGATGATCCGCACCTTCAACACGCAGGTGGACATATCGGCGGATCTGGCGCTGCGGGCCCAGATCTACGAGGAGGCGCGGCAGACCATCGGCGTGACGGACAGTATGCAGGGCCGGAAGGACCCCACGGCCACCAGCGCCGTGGCTAAGGAGTTCAGCGCCCAGCAGGCGGCGGGGCGGCTGGAATCCAAGCGCATCATGAAGCAGGCCATGTATCAGGATCTGTTCGAGGCCATCTTCAAGTTCTTTTTGGCCAACTGCGACGAAAAGCGGTCGATCCGGCGCACCAACGAGCACGGCGACGTGGACTATCTGGTGTTCGACCGCCACGACTTTCTGTATCAGGACGCGGCGGGAGAGTGGAAATACAATACGGATTTTTTGTTTTCCTGCGACAGCGCCTCGCCGCTGGCCACCGACCGGCAGAGCCTTTGGAAGGAGGCCCGGATGAACCTGCAGCAGGGAGCCATGGGGCCGGTGAATGAGATCACCACCCTGATCCGCTTCTGGGGACAGATGGAGAAGCTCCACTACCCCATGGCGGCGGATATGAAGAAGAGTCTGGAGGAGCAGCGGGACGCGGCACAGGCGGCGCAGCTTGAATCAGCCAATGAGGGCGGCATGGCGGCTGCATCGGAAATGGCCGGGGACGTGATGCCTGCCGCACCGCTGGGCGGGGAGGTGATGGCGTGAAGTGCCAGGAATGCGGGCTGGAGCTGATGATCTATCAGGTCACCACCAACGCCGGCGGCGAGGAGGAAGTGGAGTATTCCTGCCGTAACCCGCGGTGCGGCTGCTACGACCGACGGCTGACGCGGAAGCTCAGAGACACGCCGGCGGCCACGCAGACAGCCGCTGCTGCGGAAAAAACAGAATAAACGACGCGCCGAGGCTGCGGCGGGCGGGATTCGCACACCGCCCCATGGACAGTTCCTCCTGTTCGGGTGGCGGCGTCCTGCCATTTCGGCGGGGCGTCCGCCGCAGCCCCGGCACATAACGACAACAGGGATTCGCCGGCGGGACGGCGGAAAAGACCCGAAAACTGGGAAAGGAGGGGACACGCATGAAGAAGGATACCGGCTACACCGGCCGCATTGCCAACGTGGGCAGTCAGCGGGTGGAGGCACCCAGCGCCAAGCCCGCACCGGCGGCCAAGGGTACCGTGCGGTACAAGGGCGAGGATCTGCGCAGCGGTACCGGCAGCAAGCAGACCAAGACCAAGCGCAAGTAAGGGTTGCTGGGATACCATGCCGTCTTAACGGGCGGCACTTTCGCCGGGCCCCGGCGGGAAAGGGGCATTTCGCACGAACAGCGTGAAAATCGAAAGGAGAAAAAACCATGGAATTGACCGAGAGAGATTACGCCGAGGCCTTCGGCGTGGAGCTGCCGGAGGAGCCGGCGGGTACAGAGGAGACAAGCGGCCACGAGGACGGCGGTACGCTTGCACAGAACGAAGCGCCAGGCACGGAAACGGAGGACGGCGGCGAGAATACCGGCGGCGCGGAGAAGGGGAAGGAGAGCCCACCGGCGGCGCAGGAAAGGCCTCAGACCACAGAGGAGCGGCGCAGGCAGGCCCACGGACGGAGGCAGCGGGAGCTGGAGGTGCAGCGGCAGGCAGCACGGGACAGCGCCTACGAGGAGATGTTCCGCGGGCAGGTAAATCCCTACACCAACGAGCCTATCCGCACGGAGGCGGATTATATGGCCTACCGGGATGCCATGACGCGGCAGGACGCCGAGCGCGGCTTGCAGCAGGCGGGAGTAGACCCACAGCTGGTGCGCGGTCTCGTGGAGTCGGAGCTGCGGCCGTTCCGGGAGCAGGCCCGGCGGCAGGAGCTGTCAGCCATCGGTGAGCAGGCCCGGGCGGTCAGCGCCCAGGCGGATGCGGCCATCCGGCAGTCGTTGGACGGCATCCGGCAGATGTACGGCGGCAAGGTACATTCCGTGGAGGACATTCTGGCCATGCCCACCGGCGAGGCCTTCCACGCCTACGTGGAAAAGGGCCTGACGCTGGAGGATGCCTACTATCTGGCCAACCGGACGGAGATCGACAGGCAGCGCATGGCGGCGGCGCGGCAGGCGGGAGTCAATCAGGCACGCGGCAAGGGCCACATGGCAAATCCGACCCCGGCAGCGGGTGCGGCGGGGTATCAGGCCACGCCGGAGGAGGCTGAGGCCTACCGGGAGTTTATGCCTGACGCCACCGACAAGGAGATCAACGCCGCCTACGCCAGATACAACAGGAAACAGTGAAGCCCCCGCGCGGGGGCAATGTGAGGAAAGGAGACAAAATGTTCAGATTGAGCAGCATGAAGGTGGGGCTGACGCCTCCCATCGAGTATAAGGCCGCTACGGCCGGTGAGGACTTCGTTGTAGGCGAAGCGCTGAAGCTGGCAAGCGGTAAGGTGACCAAGTGCAGCGGCACCACTAAGCCGGAGCTTATTTGTGTGGGCCCGGCCAACGGCGCGGGGGAGGTCCCCTGCGTGACGGTGCAGGACTACATGGAGTTCGAGACGACGCTGGCGGCGGCGCCGACCGACGGCAGTCTGGCCGTGGGAGACAAGGTGACCATCCACACAGACGGAATGCAGGTGACCGCTACCAAGACCGGCGGCGTGGCGCAGCTCGTGGCGCTGGCCGGTCAGGCTGTGGGAGACCGCGTGACCGTGAGGTTCTGAGAGAGGAAAGGAGATAGAGCATGAGTGGTTTTGTGACGGTATCCATCAACTCCGGTCTGGTGGATCCCATTTTCGGCAAATGCCAGGTGCCTCTGGCAACCTACATCGAGCAGCAGGGCGAGGCCTTTGAGCAGCAGAGCCTGCTGAAGTACCTGTTCCACTTCGAGAACAGCCGCCATTGGGCGGAGCAGCATTCCAGTGAGACGGCCATGGACGACTTTGTGCCTGTGGGCGAGGGCGGCGAATATCCCCGCACAGGCTTTGAGTCCGGCTATGACCGCATCATCGAGAACATGACGTTCAAGCAGTCCTTCTCCGTGACACAGGAGCTGGTAGAGGACGCCCAGCTGGGCGAGATGAAGCGGCGCGCCAGAAAGCTCATTACCGCCTATGGCCGCACCCGGGAGAAGTTCGGCCGTGCCCTGTATGCCGGCGGCATCTACGGCGCCACCGTCAGCTTTGGCGGCAAGAGCTTTGCGTGCAACAGCGCGGACGGTCTGGCTCTGTTCCACAAGGAGCACGTGAACAAGGTGGACGGCAAGAAGCAGTGCAACCTGTACAAGGGCGCCTTCACCGCCGCCGTGCTGGGCAAGATGGAAACGGAGATGCAGCAGATCACCGGCGACAACGGCGAACTGCTGGCGGTAGCCCCGGATACCATCTGGATCCCCAATGATGCCGCGCTGAAGGACGCGGTGTTCGCCGCCATCGGCGCGGATAAGGAGCCGCCGACCTCCAACAACGCCTACAACCACCAGTTCGGCCGATGGAACGTCATCATCGACCCCTACCTGACGCAGGCGCTGGCGGCCATGGGCAAGACGGACAAGCCCTTCATCCTGCTGGACAGCAAATTCCTGGAGACCGGCGACGGCGCCATCTTCCAGGAGCGCAAGAAGCTGGATGTCAAGTCCGTCATCGACCAGAACAACGACAACAACAGCTGGCGCGGCCGTGCCCGGTTCGGCGCGGGCTTCGTGGACTGGCGCTTCGCGTCCGTGGGCAACATCAGCACCGGCAAGGATTTGACCTGACGGGAGGGACGCGGTATGACGTGGGGCGAGGTGAAGCTGGCGGCATTGCAGACCATGTTCGCCAATGAGGGCGAGGTACTGACGCCGGACGATATCAACCAGGAGTACATCAACGCCATGCCCGCTAAGGCCAACGAGGCGCTGCAGCAGGTGGCGTCCGTTGGCCGTCCCATCCTTAAAAGCTGGCAGATCGAGATGGCGCAGGTGGAGGAGGCCGCGGAGACGGCGGAAAAGCTGGTGCTGCCGACGGCGGAAAAGGCATACAAGATCAGCCTGCACCACTATCTGCCACGCTTTCGGTGCATAGACCGGGGACAGGTGCTTTTTGACGATGGCACCGCCTATGATCTGGCGGAGGACTGGCGGATGGAGGGAGACGATGTTCTTGTCCTGCCGGGGATGCCGGTGGGCGTCTACACCATCTGGTACAGGGCCTACCCGCAGACCATCACGCGGATCACGCCGGACGAGGAGGAGATAGACCTTGCGCCGGAGGCAGTGGTGCTGCTGCCGCTCTATATGGCGGCGGAGCTGTACAAGGAGGACGAGCTGGCGCTGGCCACAGTGCTGCGTAACGAGTACGAGGACGGACTGGAGAAGCTGCGGCAGACCTATCAGGAGAGCTGCAACAGCCTGCTGTCCGGGGCACGGCGGAATACGACGGGGTGGTGGTAAGGCATGGCGAGATTTACGGTACCGGCGGAAAGCAAGCGGTACAGCGCCGTAGTGGAGTTTTTCCGGGGCGTGGATCTGAACAACAGCCCGGCCAATGTAGACAAGTCCCGCTCGCCCAACGCACCTAACATGATCCGCGATCAGGTGGGCAAGGTACGAAAGCGCACAGGATATACCACCATGGTGACAGCGCCGGGTGGCGCTGCCATCAATGGTGTCCACCAACTGCTGGATGAAACGTTGATCCACGCCGGAAAAAAGCTATACAGACTCGGCAAGGCGACCGGCGGAGGATGGAGCCTGACGGCGGTCGGCGATATGGCCGACGCACCCAGCAAGGGCTTTGTGTTTGACCAGAAGCTTTATCTGCTGGATGGCGCGGCCTACCGGGTGTATGACGGAAAAACGCTGGCGGAGGTATCCGCCAATGCCACCGTTCCCACCATCATCATCTCACGCAGACCCACAGGCGGCGGTCACGCCTATCAGGGACTGAACCTGTTGGGAAGACGGTGGACGGAGAGCTTTTTGGGTACGGCGGAGGACAAGGTCTATCAGCTGACGACGGCGGGACTGGACAGCGACGCCGTGACGGCGGAGGTGTTGGACAAAAACGGTGTGTGGGCGGCCAGGAAGGAAGGAACGGACTTCACCGTGGACAGAAAGACGGGGAAGGTGACGTTCACGGCCCCGCCGGGGGAGAGTCCTGTCACAGGAAAGGACAACGTGCGTATTACCGCCGCCAAGACGAGAGACGGCTATCTGGATAGCATCAATAAGTGCTCCTTGTCGGCAGTCTACGGTGTGGGAGGCGGTACAGACCGGGTTTTTCTCAGCGGCAACGCAGAAAAGCCCGGCGTGGACTATTACAGCGAATTTGAGGACCCGGCGTTTTTCCCGGATGTGAACTATACAAAGCTGGCACGGGATGGCGGCGCCCTTGCGGGCTATGCAGTGCTGAACAATGCGCTGGCCGCTTTTATCAGCGGCAGCACGGATGGGCGAAACGTGGTGGTGCGTACCGGAACACTGGATGAGGACGGAAACGCTGTGTTCCGCATTGTCAATACGATGATCGGAGCGGATGCGGTGGCACCGGGCAGCTTTTGCCAGACAGATAAGGAGCCATTGTTCCTGACGGAGCGTGGTGTTTTCGCCATTACGGCGGAGGAGCTGACCGGTGAGAAGTACAGCCAGGAGCGGAGCTACTACATCGGCAGCGCCATCCGGGAGGCAGCGGATCGCGCCGCCGCCAGCGCCTGCATTTATAGGGACTTTTACACGCTGGCGCTGGGAGGGAATCTGTATCTGTTGGATCTCCAGCAAAAGACCTACGAGAGAAACAGCCCATACAGCAGCTATCAGTACGAGTGCTACTGCTGGCCGGATATCCCGGCGCGGGTGGTGTTTACGGATGCGACCGGTGCCCTATGCTTCGGAACGGCAGACGGGAAATTGTGTCGGTTCTCCACAGAGCCGGATGACCCGGGCGCCTATAACGACGACGGAGCGGCCATAGACGCCTTCTGGGAGACGGCTGTATTCGACGGGGAACTTTTCTTCCACGTAAAGACCTTCACGGGCCTTGCCGTCCGTCTGGCGGCCGCGCCGGTGACAGGTGTGCGTGTGTTCGCACAGGTGCGCGGCATCTGGCGGCAGGTGTTCGATGCAAAGGGGAAGGCACGGTACTTCGATTTTTCCTATGTGGATTTTGAGAAGATGACCTTTTCCTCGGACAAGACGCCGCGCACGCTGTATGGCAAGGTAAAAATCAAAAAGGCGGACAAGGTGAGCTTCCGTATGAGGAATAACGAATTGAACGAGCCTTTTGGTATCTATGCCTTTGGCGTACAGTGGCGGGAGCCGGGTGGAAATTATAAGAGGTAGGTGAGAGCGTGACGCTGAAAAAAATCACAGAAGCGGAGATGAAGGCGGCCGGCGTATGTGCCGCCCCAGATGTACTGACCGGCACACCGGCGGAAAACAAAGCAGTGTTCGACCGGATGGTGCGCCAACTGGTGGCACCTGCCTACAACGCCGCCGTGGACGCTGTCAACGAGCTGGGATCCGTAGAGTCCGGCGTAAAGACTGCGGAGCAGGAGAGAGTGGATGCGGAGAACAGGCGGATAACAGCAGAGGCAGCGCGGAACGTATTTGAAGAATACGATGCCGGGAAGAGTTATGTGCCGGGGAATAAGGTGGCGCGGTATGGCAGCAGCTATATCTGCATTAAACCTTGTGCGGGGGTTGCCCCTCCGGAGGTGGAGCACTGGCTGCTGATAGCCCAAAAGGGCGCAGATGGCATTGCAACGATGTCAGAGGGGTTGTTTTACTTCAACGTGGAAGAGGACGGCATCCTGCGCTTGTACTATACAGGGGAGACACCGCCGGGTGCAAGAATTGATGAGAAGGGACACCTGATCCTTACGCTGTCGCCGGACGTATCAAGAGACGTTGGACGAGTGACAGGCGAGGCAGGCCCCATCGGGCCGAAGGGTGATCCCGGCGCCACCGGCCCGCAGGGGCCCATGGGCCCCAAAGGCGATGCGGGAGCAACCGGAGCACCCGGCGCCACAGGCCCGAAGGGCGACCCCGGCGTGTCGGGCAAGACGCCGGTGAAGGGCGTTGACTATTTCACGGAGGTTGACAAACAGGAAATCGTGGACGCAGTGCTGGCCGCACTGCCGGACGGGACGGAGGTGAGCTACTGATGGCATATGTAGACCTAGGCACAGTAAGCGCCTATGCAGACGCAAAGCGCGGTGGCTACACCGGGACATACGCGGAGTTCTGCCGGATGCTGGCGCACATCCCTGCTATTGCCCGCGTCAACGCCAACCTGCTGGTCAACTGGGACTTTGGCAATCCCGTGAACCAGCGCGGGAAGACGAGTTACGCGGGAACCGGCTACGGTGTGGATATGTGGTATACCACCGGCGCTACGCTGTCTGTGGACGTGACGGCGGAGGGCGTCAAGCTGTACAAGAACGCCGCGTCCGCCAACCCCGCATGGGCGCAGGCACTGGAAACGGACGCGGCGGTCGGGCAGACGGTAACGGTCTCGATGCTCTACAAGGGCAACGGAGAGGGCGCCTCGCTGCGCGTGGCACAGTCCGGCGGCATCGCGACGCTTGCCAATGTGTCCGACTGGACGCTGGTGCAAAAGACGTTTACGCTCGAAAAGTGGAGCGTCGGCGCGTTGCAGGATCGCGCCATCGTGGCGATTCAGTGCTTCGAGAGCATGGCGGCTAATCAGGGGCTGTACATCAAGGCCATCAAGCTGGAGCTGGGTGAGCAGCAGACGTTAGCTCACCAAGAGAACGGCGTGTGGGTGCTGAACGAAATACCCGACTATGTGGAGCAGCTGCGGCGGTGCCAGCGGTATCTGTATGTGCAGAGTGGCAGCATGATGGTCTGCGGCGTACTCACTGGCAGTAAGAAAAGCCTGACTCTGGCGATACCTGTGCCGGCACCTATGCGAAGCTTGCCGTCCCTTGAAGGCATCCCCAGCGTCTCAGGTGTTCGCACGATACAAGGCACCAACATGGCGGCGGAGATCACCAGCGGCGCTGTACTGGCCTCCACGGCGCTGGATACCGCCATCGCCATATCGCTTAATACGGAGACATTCAACACGGCGGAGTACATCAACAACACACCCATCGTGTGTTATATCAGCAACGTGATGCTGTCGGCGGAGCTGTAAGGGGGGCGGATATGAAAAAGTTATATGAAGAATCCTCCGTGCGGGACATCGCGGACGCCATCCGGGAGAAGAATGGCGGCACGGAGAAGTACAAGGTAGCGCAGATGGCGGCGGCGGTACGCGGTATCGCCTCCGGCGGCGCGGAGGTGTTCTACATTGACCTTGCGGGCAGCTACCCCGACTACACCTGCCCGGTGGCGATGGCCGACATCAATGCGGCGTATGAGGCGGGGAAGGTGCTGGAATGCCGGTGCGCGATGGGACCGTACACCGCAACGCTGCCGCTATTCATCCCAATGCCCAGCGCAGACACATGGATATTCTCCGGTTCCGGTGCGCTGACCGCGATGAACTTCCCTGCGCAGTCGCTGACTATCGCCATCGTCAATGGCACTGTGCAGGCAAGTAATACGCAGCTGGCAACGAAGGTCGATATCCCCGCTGCTCTGCCCAATCCCGCCGCGCTGACCATCAGCAGCGGTAGCAACAGCGTCACCTACGACGGCAGTGAAGCACAGGCTATGGACATCCCTGCCGGGCCGAAGGGCGACAAGGGCGAGAAAGGCGATCCAGGTCCGCAGGGTCCAGCAGGTCCCAAGGGAGACAAGGGCGAAACCGGACCGCAGGGTCCCGCTGGTCCCAAGGGTGACGCTGGCGCCCGGGGTGCGACCGGCGCAACAGGCCCGCAGGGTCCAGCAGGTCCCAAGGGAGACAAGGGCGACAAGGGAGATCCCGGTGCAAAGGGCGACAAGGGAGACCCAGGTCCGCAAGGGCCTGCCGGTGTAGGTGACGACACGCCGGACTATGTGCTGACTGCTGCCGATGCGCTGGCCAAGAAGGTCGTGAACCACATCGGCAGTGACAACATCGTGTTTGCGGTGATGGCGGACGCGCATCTTGGCTACTACACCGACACGGGGAATGCCGCAGGAAAACAGGCGGGGCAGGCGCTGAAACGGCTGAATGAGCGGTGCGCACTGGATTTTGTCGCCCATCTGGGGGACTACACAACAGGCGCCTATAACACGACGGTGGAATCTGCTATGCGCGATATGGCCGACTATCAGTTGCTGATCGGTTCCAAGTTCCCCGGTCGGCAGGCGTGGTGCGTGGGAAACCACGACGATGCGCCCTATCAGGCCACGGCGAACCGGATGTCCCAGACGCAGGTGTACGCCGCCATCAGCCGGAAGAATCTGGCCAGCAACGGCTATGTTCCGGGTAACACAGCCTACGGCTACATGGACTTCCCCGCTCTGCGGCTGCGGCTGATCTATCTGGACACCCACGACAGGAGAAGTTGGGGCAGTGCGCAGGTGGGTGCGGGTGCGAACTGCGATTTCCTTAACGTGGAAAACATCAGCGCTGCGCAGCTCCAGTGGCTGGTAGACCACGCGCTGGATTTCAGCGGCGTGGATGACCCATCGAAATGGTCAATTCTTATCTTCTCTCATGCGGTGCTAAGCACGTCCGGCACCTACACCGACCCCAGCGGTACGGCGCATCCGTGTGATACGGCTAACGCAGCGAAGCTGCTAAAAGCCTACGCTACTAAAAAGAGCGGCAGCATCACCCACGGCGGCGTGGCAGTGAACTACAACTTTACGGCGGTCACACCGGCGGGAATTATCGGGTGCATCCACGGCCACGAACATCGCTATGCCAACGAGACCGTGGGCGGGGCGTTCCTGTCCATCTGCTGCCCCAACGTCTTGAATGGGCGAGAGCGTGTGTCGGCGGATGGCAACACCTACACCAAGACGGCGGGAACAGCCAACGGAACGTCCTTCTGCGTGTTCAGCATCAACCGTGCTGACAAGAAGATCTATGTTGACCACTACGGCCCCGGAATTGACCGAGTATTTAACTATACTGTGATCGACCCCAGCGCACCCAGCTACACCAATCTGCTGCCCAGTGCCACCGACACGGACGGCAGCATCTACAACGGCGTGGGATGGGAAAAGGGCTACCGACTGGGAAGCGATGGCGCTCCGTCTGTCCAGAACGACAGCTATCTGACCGGCTTTATCCCGGTCAAATTCGGCGATGTAGTCCACCTGAAAAATGTCAAGTGGCAGAACGGTGTCACCACGGGGCTGAACAGCGGAAACCAGCGTGTCTCGTTTTACGACGCAAACAAGGTCCATTTGGGTCAGGCAGCCGCTATCGGCGTGGGCGGTATGTTATCTGGCGTGAAGGATGACAACAACATCTGGACGCAGTTCACTGTGAAGAACTGGTCTGGCGTGACACTGGACAATCCTGCCTACTTCCGCCTGAACTGCGCGGAGATCAGCGGAGATAGCATCATCACGGTCAACGAGGAAATCACATGATGGAGGTGGATGAATGGAAGCATGGACGAATGTCGGCGTGCCGCTCATTGTGGCGCTGCTGACCTCCACCGCCCTGTGGGGCGTGGTGAGCAAGGTGATCCTCAAGCGGATGGAGCTGACGGCCAAGCGCAGCAAGGCGGACGAGGCGGAGCGGAAGATGCTGGTTGGGCTGGCGCATGACCGCATCATTCACCTCGGCATGGTGTACATCGAGCGGGGCTACGTCACACAGGACGAGTACGAGAATTTGCAGGTGTACCTCTACGAGCCGTATGAAAAGATGGGCGGCAACGGCAGCGCACGGCGCGTCATGGAGGAAGTGCGGAAGCTGCCCATACGGTGAGGCATAAAATGGAACAGGCGCAGACGC